ACACGGCGGCATAGCCGTCAAGGGTCAGGCCGTCACCGTTTTCGCCTGCATCCCTGAACCTGAAAGGCACTGAGCGTTCGATGATAGGCATATGCGTACTCCTTTCAGGCTTTCGGCTTGGTCGTTGGCGCCGGGGGGACCTTCTTGGCGGGCGGCGTCGTGTCCTGCGTCGGCGGGTTCGGTGGCCCTTGGAACTGTCCGGGCGGCCAGAGCTGAACGCTGAAATACCCAGTATGGACTAGCTTGGTGATGTCTTCGCTGTCCACTGCGGCGACTGCGGATTCTGGGGTGAATCCAGCGTCCGTATAGTTCCGGATGGTGCTGCCCTTGACACGTTCGATATCTGCGGCATCGGCGGCGTCTTCGCGCAGGAATGGCACGTGCCGTGCGTCGTACCAAAGCCGTGCGCCGTTTGGCTCGGTACGCAGGATGGCGAGCGAACCGGCAGCGTTCTGCCAGAGAGGATGCATGGTGCCGTCGGCGAACCGGCGGCGGGCCTGGGCGTAGTTGGAGTATGTCGCTGATTCGAGGCCTTCGGAGAAGCCTGCGATGATAGGCGGCACTCCTGCTGCGGCTGCGATGCGCGTTTCTCCGGCGCCTTGCACGACTTTGAACGTCATCTGCTCGAAGTCGAGGCCCTGCGCCGCAACGTCGGCACCGCCGCCGAGGTACAGCGGCTTGTAGGCGTTGTCTCCGCCGCGGTGCTCTTTGTCCATCTCGGCCTTGAATAGCTTGAACGCGTCGATGCCGACTTCAGGCGGGACGCGCACGACCAGGTTGGGGGTGGCTGCGTTCTCGAAGAATTTCGACTTGTGATGGTTCATCTGACCGTCCGTCTGGATTTCACGAATGATCGGAGTGAGCCAGGACATGCCGCGGTATGTGGCGAGCGGGTCGGGGTACGGCGCGAAGTGCGCTACCTCGTTGGCCAGGAACTGCACCGGCTGCTTGCAGTTGCCAATGCCGCCTTCCTCGTACTGGTAGCCGATTTTCTTGTACCCGACGATTCCGGGAACCTGGCGGATCCTCCCATTGCTGCCGGGAATTTCCTCGGGCATCATCTTGATGCGCGGGACCATCGCGATGGTGACCCAATCGGGACGCAGGCGAACGACGTCGCCGTCAATGATGGTCCAGTATGAGTTACCGGCGAGGTCAGCGTCCTGAATCATGCGGATCAGCATGTCCTGCGTCGTACCGCCGACCCACGGCTTTTCAAAGATCGACAGGTCGTTGTTGCCGAACAGGTTCCGGGTGCTGCGGTCCTGCCACCTGAAGTCAATGGCCGAGAAAAGCAACTGCCTCACGGCCATGCAGGCGAACACCGGACCGTTGGCCATGTATGCGGCCTGAGCGTATGCCTGCATGTTGTTGGCAATGCGCTCGGCCGGGGAGCCGTTGAGTGTCTGCGTTACGTTCTGGCCGGTGAGGGCGTAGCCGTTTCCCTCGAACTGAAAGGAGTTGATCAGGGCTATGTACTGGTCGAGCGTGCTGATATCGCGCTTCGATGTCCTGCGGAACCAGGCCACTGTTTTCCCTCCTATCGCAGTACCCATGGTGTGGCGGCAGGCACCTCATGCCCTACCCTGTGGACTCCCCACAGGGCCAGCGTGCACGCGACAAGGGGACTGATATCCACTGTCGCATTTCGCTTGTCCCACGCCCATAGGGCCGCGAGGTCACGCTTGTCAGCACCGGCTACGGCACTCGTCAGCATCGGCTGGTTCATGTGCACGAGATACGGAACATTGTCGCGCCTTGCCACCACGGCGCCATGGAACATGCCGCACGCCTGTGCATATTCGCGCATGGTGGGGTAAATCAGCTTCGTTTGATACTTGCCGCGGTTCTCTTCGCGTTCGAGCCACGATTCGAGTTCGTCAGCGAATACACCCGCCTGGCCGCCCTTGTCCAAAATGATCGCAGCCGGGTTGTGCGAGTCAATGAGCTGCTTCATCCTGCCGACCACCCAACCACGACCCGGGCGGTGGTCGTACCGCTGGCCGTCCTGCGTGATCTCGACATGCAGGCCCTTGGCGTCAGCGACTTCATCAACGGTTGAGGGAATAAGCTCGCCGTTGAACCCACCGACGGCAATGCACGAATACGAACAGTCCGGGGTCGTATCTGCGGCGAAGACGAGCGGCGACTTGGCCTGAGATGCAAGGTCGAGCCTTGACATCCAGGAATCCTCGTCTATTACCCGCCAAGCTTCCGCTTCGACCGGCCAGTCGCCGACACCGAGGCGTTCCCGGGCGAATTCCTCCTTGCCCATCGTTCGGCGTTCCGCTTCGATGTGCTCCACAGTGATACGGATACCCAGTCCGGGATTGGCCTTACGATAGCTTTCGACCAGTTGCGCCGCAGCAATGTCGAGCTCCAAATCAGTCCAGTGCCGTGACTCGTCAATGTACTGACGGTCATGTTCGGTGCAGTCCGGCTTGCAGAAGTCGTTGTGCGCGTCAATCGACCATTCGAGGAACGCCAACCGCTCCTCACTGATCAGGCCGTTGGCAACTAGTTCCTTGACGGCCCGCACCGCCCTGCCGCGAACCCGGCCCAACTGCTCGGCTTCCTTGCCGCCAGCGGAACCAGCGTAAATGATCTGCGGGTTCGGTCGCGCCGACAGGGTAGGGATGAGCGCGCCGACGGCCTGCGCCTGCAAACCCATCATGGCTTCGTCAAGGATGAGACAGTCGCTGGTGAAGCCTCGAACGCCGCCCTTGGTTCGCGTCTTGAAGATCAGGCGCTGGCCGCTCTTCAGGTAGATGCCTTCGGAGCCGTGCGCCTGCTTAATGCCACCGCGCTTGAGCTCTTTGCTCAGCGTCGGCGTGTTCTCGATCAGGGTGGCGACTCGCTCGAAGGCTTCGGCCGAGGTGGGGAATTCGTGCGCTGAGTGGATGATGAGCCGCTCGCCCAACAGGAAGAGCCCGGCCAGTTCGCGGGCCTCTAGGCAGCTTCCCTTGCCGTTCTGTCTACTGACGACCAGGCCGAGTTCGAACGCTGCGTAAGTACGCATATCGCGTTCAAGCACTTCGTTGAAATACCAGATATCGCGCTCGGCCAGCATCTCCGTGACAACGAGTTGTTCCCAGTCATCGAGATACAGCCCCGCCAGGGCCGCTAGGTCGATGGCTGCTGGGCCGGTGCTGTGCACCCGGGCGGGCGAGTGATATATCCGCGGAGTCTGATGTCCTACCGGGAGCTCCGTCCGTGATCTGCTGCCGTAGGCTGTCAAGGTCATCTACCGTTCCTTCCCCCGGGAGGGCTTCGAGCTCCGCAAGGATCTGCTGCAATCGCAGGATCAGTGCGGCCTGGTCGCCGGTGCGCAGTCTCGATGTGAGGCAGCTCTTGCACATGTTCGCTTCGAGCTGATTCGCGATGTAGTCGCGGAGTGCTTCGAGCTGTTCGCGCCTGCCGCGTTTCACGGCCTCTTGGAGTTCAGTGCGCGGCTTGTCTTCGCTGCTGCCGCCCCTCGGGGATGACCCGCCTGCCGCCATTCGCCATCCCCTTAGTCGAGTACCCATTGCATTGATGTCGGCTGAACGCTGCCGTCGATTTCCCACCAACAGCCAGCCGGAACACGGAACGTGCCCGAGATGACGCCGGTGAGCGTAGTCATCGTCGGCGCGGAACCGCCCCCGGCCAAAGCCGACACCTTCACGCCGGTCACCGTACCGCCGGAAATAGTAACGTCGGCGTCGCGGTAGAACGCGTTGATCTGCGCGGTGCCGAGTACGTAGGACGGGCTGGCGACGGGGCCGCGTGCCTGCGTCTGCTTGAGTATGTGCAGTCCGCTGGGAAAGGTGAATGTCGGCGTTGACGGTGAACCACAGAGCTCGATTTCACCCATGAGGGCCTGGAGATTCGCGGTGTTGTTCAGGTTGCCGCGGATCTGCACTGTTCCTTCGGTGTCGATCCTGCCGCGCACGTACGGGCCGATGCCGGATGCGCCAGTACCCCATACTGCGAGGTGGTAGGAGCATGCTTCGATGCAGAACTGGCCAAGTTCAACACCGTGCAATGAACCAGCGCCCGTTCCGCCGTCTCCGTAGTTGCCTGCGATTCCAACACCGATCCAGCTGTATAGCGAAGTGTTGAGGCCGACGCAGACGGTGTGCTCGGTGAGCAGGGGACCGTAGGTGTATCCGCCGTTCCATACGCAGTCCTGCACCCGGCAGGAAGCGTTGTTGCCTGCGGCTGGCATGAGGCCGCCGATCGAGGCCCCGCCGGAGAATGTCGCCGGGTTGGCGAAGTCTGTGTTGCCGCCGGAGCCGCCGCCACCCGTGTAGTACTGAACGACGCCTGATGTGCCGAAGCTGCACTGTTCGAGGTGCGCGCGGGCCATTCCGTGGAAGTTGAACGGCGAGTACGACCACCCCGACGAACTGTGCACGTTCATGATCGACATGTTGCGCAGGACTACGGTCACGTTGTTGAACACAGGGTTCGTAGCCGACACGCCGTAGCCAAACTTGCCAGTCGGACCGCCCAGGCATGACGGGTTGCCGCCATTCGAAACTGAATGCGTATCCGATGTCGCCTGCGCGGCCTGTGACGAGAAAACGCCGGTAGAGAACAGCGTCGCGCCCGTGAACGTCGGGTAATCCTGATTCCAGTGCCGCGTTGTACCGGCATCGGACGGCCCGATGAATTCAAGGGTCTGCGGCGGCAACCTATCGCTGCGCACGCCAATCGTGAGCTGACTGTTGTAAACCGAGTTCACGCCGTCAGTGAACAGCAACGGTCCGGCGATCATGTATCCGAAGCCGCCGGGCGCGCGGTTCAGAAGAACCTGCGTCGCAACGCCGAACGGGCTCGTAAACGCCTGCGCGGCATTGATGGCGGCTTGGATGTGCGCAGTATCGTCAGTTCCCCACACGACTTGCAATCCGGTGCCGCTCGTCACGGTCGCTGCCGCCGACAGCGTCACCTGCGTCGCGCTCTGATAGCTGGCGACCGTAGTAACCAGTGTGGTCACGCCGCTGGTTAGCGCGCCCTTGACGGCGATCGCCTTGCCGACGTCGCCGGGCACGAACTTGCCAGCCGCGGACGTCAAGACCGCGCTGAGGTTCATGGCGCCGTCAACGACACAGTTCAGGTCGCCGACCGCGCCGTACGCGCTGACGTCAAACTGCCACGGCTTCAGCTTCACAGCGCCCTGCGTCGTACCCGTGGCCGCGGGGAGGTCTGCGGCTTGGATGACCGACAGCGTCGCGTGGGTGCCGTCGGAGCGCAGCACCTTGCCAGCGGACTGCGAGCCGGTCAGTACGTCGATGGCGGCCTGCGCAGTGCCCGAGCCGGTACCGCCCTGCGCAACTGGCAGATGAGCGGAGCCGTCAAGGACGGCCGGTCCGCTGGCCTGGCCGAGTTGCGACACCTTGAGCAGGTTGGCGTCCTGCCCGGCCGTCAAGTGCCCGCTAACGTCCAGTGACGCGGCGCCCCCGGCCACACCTAAGGCCGAGGCGGGGAGTGCGCCTGTGATCCTGGCGTCGTTGCCCGCGGCGACGGTGCCAGCGCCCGTGCCGACGTCTAAGACGGCTGCGCCACCGAGGCCCATGTTGGCGCGTGCGACGCCGAAGTCCTCAACCTCGGAGAGGTTGTTCTCGGCCAGTAGAACAGTGCCGCCGCCCGAGTTGATCGTTACGTCGATGCGGTTGTCGTACGGGTCGTCCTCGGCTGTGACGGTAATGACCGAGGATGACCGGAAGTTGATAGCTCCGGAAGTGCCTGCGACTACTCCGTCGGCGGACACTGCGATACCGGCGAGGCCGGGCGCTGCGGGTGTCGGCGGCGGAACCGCGAGGACTTCGGAGATCTCATACGGGCCGCCGGACGGTGGGGCCACGATGGTAGCTGAGCTATTCACCATCGTGATGCGGTAGTACGTGTTCGCCGGGGTTATTCCGGCGTTGGGTTCCAGGTCAAACGACCACGTGCCGTCCGCCGCAGTCTCGGTAGTTCCGGTGCCGACTATCTCGCCAGACGCGGTATATCCAGGCGCCGACGGGCCGCTGGTGACCAAGGATACGTATATACGCTTGCCTTCAACCGGGGAACCGCCCGCGTCGATCGCAGTGCCTCGCACAACGGTCATAGCAGGGGCCTCCTATCGGTAGAAGAAGAACGCGTATATCGACAGCACGGCCAGGATGCCGACGGCTACGGCGTTGAAGCGCTGAATTGGCGTCCATGCGTGCTCGACTTTGTCGAGGCGCGCCGTTTCGGCATCCTTCAAAGCGTCTGCGGTCGCTATGACAGTTGCAGCCGCAGCATCGAACCTGTCGGTCATGTGCTGCATCGCCATGTTCAAGTTCCCGAGTTCGAGCGCTGTCTTCTCGGTGGAACCGTTGATTTTCTCCAGGTGCCTGGCGTGCGCCGCCAATTGCGATGACATCTCACCGGCGGCGAAGCCCTCGTCATGCGCACGCCGCTCGGCCGCAGAATCCTTAGCCATTACGCAGGAACCCACAATCCGTTGCGGATAAAGCCGTGGTCGCGGCAAATACACAGCAGCGACGGGGAGATAGTCAGCGGATCGAGGAACTCAACCTGCCAGTATGGCCGTTCCCTGTCGCCAAACACTGCGCGCACTTCCGGCAGGTCAAACATGACAGACCCGCAGTGCCGGGCTATTGGATCGTCCGGCTCGTAATCGACAGCAAGCGCACGCAAGTCGGCATGCTCATCCAAGATGCCGCAGCGCTCGATATCCGGCACGTCAGCGTACTGCGGATTCAGCTCACGGTCCGGCGACCACGAAGTGAACTTGATACGGTGCCCATGGCCGATATCCTGCCAGCCGCCCTCGAATGCGCTCACGTGACCTCCATAGCCATCGGCTTGACGTCATCTCCGCCAACAGCATGATCGGTCGCGTATCAGGCGTCCAGATCGATGCCGACGGAGTACGTGAACGAAGGCGTCGTGCCGCCGACCACCGAACGGGTACGGGTCTGCTGCATCGCCGGGAACACGCCGACCACCGTAGCCGCACCCGTCAGGTTCGTCGGCGGCGTCGCCGGAGTGCCCAAGACGTAGCCGTTCGCGCCGATCGTCCCCAGCGCCACCCAGTTCGTGCCGTCATTGCTGCCTTCGACAACCACGGTCAGCGTCGGGGTCGTACCGCCGGACGCCGTGACCGTCACCGTGACGACAGCGTTCGCCGACGCCGACGAATCCACCGCCGGGTGCGTCGTGCTCGCCGTCTCCGCGCCCGACGCCTTCGTGATCTGCTTCGGCTTACCGCTATGCATGCCAGTCGGTGTGGCGAACTTGTCACCCATGGTCGTCTCCTAAGCGGCTTCCCATTGGAAGTCATCGTGTCCGGTGTCTTCGGGGTCGAACTTTCTGTCGAACACGCGGTGGCACGGAATGCACAGCGGGATGTAGTGCTCCGGGTCCGCGCTGTACCTCACCTCGTACGCAACGTCGCGCCCGTTCAGGTCAACGCCTGTCAGCTCATTCGGGTCATCGTGGTCGTATGCCCAGTCTCGTGCCGGTTCGCCGCAGGAGACGCACAGATACTTGCGAGCGCTCCCTTTGGCCCGGTACACGCGGGAATGGCACGCGGCGTACGTCGGATCGGGGATGACGCGGGCTGCATGCGCACAGGGCTGCGAGCAGTAGCGGCCGGAGCCGCGGGCGACAACAGACGGCCTGACCCTGAAGATCTTGCCGCAGTGTTCGCATTTCCGCTCGACACCGCCCAATGGGCGTGGGTGTTTGCATTCACGGCACAGGTATTCATGACCGGCCGGATCGGTGCCCCCGCCGCGCCGCGTCTTGCCGCAGCCGGTGCATTTCACGAGCCTTCCGGGGCTCCGTTTGGCATTGCCGCGCGGCGCGATACCGGCATCGAC